TGAAATGAGTCGATCCAAGTACCAGCGGCACTTCTTTAAATCTTCGACGGGTTTTTTCTTGTAAGGCCAACGCCACAGGTACTTAAAAGCATTCTGCCAGAGGTACGCATTGTGCCCCCAGACCATTGCTCCATCAGACATCGCTTGCATAGCATCGATGCACTCGATTGAACCTTTGTTGTAATGAGGTGGTTTGTTCACGACATCTATCTTAATGGTTTCCATAGTATGACCTCTCCTTTCTCGTTGTCCCAATCCGTACAGCGCAGAATCCGAGCCATACGTGCCTGTGTCAGCGCATAGTCCGCTGATAGTTTTTCTTTTTGATATTGTTTGACGACAGCATCCCAAGTCGGATGGTTGCCTAGTATCTTTTCAGCTGTCTTGATGCCTACCTTTGGACACCCCCCAAAACCATCGGTCATATCGCCCATAAGTGCTTGGATAAGGAAGTTCCTGTTGGCTTCCATGTCACTGATGACCAGACGTTCATTGTCGTTTGGTCTGTAGAGACGACATGGGATAGTCTTCATGTCTTTGTCATCAGAGACGATTATAGCTTCGGTGTTCGGCAGAGAGGCCATGATGCCCATGACATCATCAGCTTCTAAACAGTCCACCATAATGCTATCGTATTCTTCCATAGCCCACTCGACTAGGGCTTTGTAGCCGACTGGTTTACGGACTTTCTTACGTCCGCCTTTGTAGGTATCCAAAATATCTTTACGGAAGTTCTTTTGGCCTGATATTGTGACTATCACATCTTCTACAACCAGTTCTTTTTTGAACTCATCGACCATAGACGTAAATAGTTTCTTTGCCGCTTTGAGGTCTGTAGATAATGACCATACGTCATCACCCCAGTCGATCTCATGCTCTACAGCAATAGCGGCTCTAAAGAGATATAGGTCTCCATCAATGAGTAATGTGGGGATGGTAAATGACTTCTTTAAGAGTTCTGCTGATTTCTTCATGTATATCCTGTCCGTCAAGGGTCACGTACCAACGCTTCCCCCAACTATCCTCGTCTATTTGTGTGGTGATGAAGCCCTCACTTGCGGCTATGGCAACGTGAAGTGCTCCAATTCTTGCGAAGTCTGATTTAACAGTGAATGGCTTACGCCAACTTCGGTCTATGATTACAAAGAGTAGTATTAAGTTCTCTAAGTAATCGTTCTTCTCAGTGAGTGTCAGCCCAAGTTCTTCCCACGGAATATTCTGCTTCTGTGGGGATGTTAAGTCCGAGAGCAACCCCAGCTTCTTGTGCCATTGCTCCAGCGATATATCCGACATCTTCGGCTATCTCCTTTGTCTTACAGGCGACTTGAATTTCATCATGAATCCAGCCCATGATGTACGCATTGTCGCCATACTTTTCTTTGATTTTGTCGTAAGTCATCATGACCCACTGTTTTGCTACGATTGCCCCAGCTGACTGTAGTAATTGTGACAGGCATCGGTGCTCCGACCTGACCCTTAGTTTGCGACCATCCAGTGCTTTTATGTGGCCTCTTGATGCCGCTGTCTTTAGGTTTCTCTTTAAGGTAGAAAACGCTGGGACAGCATGATCGTAGTTGTCCTTTAGTTGTTTACCCTTCTTTGCACCACCGCCAGCAATAGCACCTATGAGCCTATCACCACCTCCATATAACACGGCGTACACCCATGTTTTTGCCTGAGACCTCGTAGCCAAACCAGCCGCATGTTGGTTGTAGGTGTGAATGTCACCCTCAAGTATTTGCTTTGAATACTCGCCGCCATCATAAGGATGAAGGTATGAAGCTAAGAGCCTCAACTCGATTCCAGAAAGATCAGAGCCGCATATGACCCATCCCTCTGGTGCTGTGAACAACTCGCGGCACTCTTTGCCATACGGCGAGCCAGCACTTGGGACTTGCTGTAGGTTTGGGGATGTGGCTGTTGCTCGGCTTGAGACACAATTATTGCTATTTAGTCGGTGTCGTAGTCTGCCATCAGGACTGACCTTCTTGAGCCATGCCCCAGCACCTTCAGCCAACATGCCAATTCTCTTCTGTATTAAGAAGAACTCAGCAAGCCTCTTAGCCTCTGGATACGGAAGACTAGCCAAGATGGTTTCGTCAATCTTAGCTTGACCATTAGGCGTAAACTCTTTCGGCCTCCACTTGTACTTGTCCACCAGACACTTCTGAATGTGGACGCGAGAAGCTGGGTTAAAGTAGACTGTCTTAGACTTCACAAACAGTTCACCCTTCACATACCCACGTGTCTTGTTGTTGACTTTAGGATAGAAATCCTCAGTCACTTCCCAAGGTGGAAACAGTTCCTTTAAGTCTTCCTCAATGACATGGCGTTTCTGTGCAAGTTCAGCATACAGTTCACCAGCTTTCTTCTCATTGAAAGTCCAGCCATTACTACCGATCTCACGACAGATAGAAGCCATACGATGCTCAAGGTCGATAGACTTCTGAGTAGGCTCAGTCTTCATCAACTTCTTGTATAACGTATCAGTCACCTGAGTATCTTGAACGCAGTATGAAAGCATAGTTTCACTGTAGGCTTCCCACCCACCATCATAGTCATCTTTAAAGTCACCTAGGCGAAGACCCCAAGCCTTTAGGCTGTGGCTTCCCCAGAGTTTCTTTGGAAACTTAGCGACACTAAAGTTGCGTTCAGCATCCTCATTGAACATGTCGCCATGTATAAGGCGAGAGAGAACTAAGGTGTCAGTTACCTTGGCTCTTGTTGTCCACTCTGGATAGACTTTCTGTATCGCTGGGATGTCGTAGTCTATAATATTATGACCAATGACTTCATCAGCACTTGCTAACAGTTCAAGTGCGTCCTCGATCTGGTCTGGGTTAAACGTGCGTACCTCGCCAGTGTCCGCCTCACGGCAGACAATGCACCAGATAGTATGGATGGTATCTAAGAGGCCGTTGCTCTCTAAATCAAAGCCCCACCGACTCATCGCTTGTCACCAGAGCCCTTGATAACGCCACGTTTCTTTCGAGACTGTAGCTTCTCATGGTTCATGGCGGCTACCGAATTTAGATTTAAACCTAGGTCTTTTGAGAGTGCACTTATATACCAAAGCACATCTCCTAACTCGTCGCATATCTCAGCTTTCTTTTGCGCTGGGATTGTGTCCATGCCATCAAAAGTTACATCGTTATCTCTGATGAGTTTCTTGATCTTACCAAGGACTTCCCCAGCTTCATTAGCTAGACCCAGTGCTGGGTAGATGACCTTCCATTTGTAAATCATGGTTTTAGCCGCATCTGCTTGATATTCATTCATAGTGTATTCATGGATGCCTGTAGTTTTCATCTGAATAGCTCCCCTTGTGCATTGAGTTGTCTTGTTGCTTTAAATATCTGTTGGTTTCGCCCGTATGGACTTTTGCGCTTCCCTATGACTTCTATGAGCCCAGCGTCTTTCAGCCATTTGAAGTGGTTGGTGATTGAGCCATACGGCATGTGCTTGAGTGCCAGCTGTACCTGTGCACTGATGCAACCTTTGTCGCCAGCGGCTTGGATGACATCAAAGACCATCCTAGTATTCTTTGTTAAATCTGTGTTTGCATACGCCTCTCTGGACGTGCTTGATAAACCACGCATACGTGTTCCTTTGCTTTACTAATGTTTTGGTTTGGGAGTTTTTAGAAACCGAAGTTACTATCAGTGGCAGTAAGTCTGCCTGTTTCGCGGTTGTACTGAAGTTCATCCGCTTGGCCTACAAATCCTGTATGCCTATTCTTGAGTACGACAAGTTCTCGCTTGCCTGATGTTGGGTCTTCGCTGTCCACATTCATAGCAATACAAGCAGTCGCCAGCTGTGCTAAACTGTGGCTACCTCTCAACTGTGACAGCTGTGCCCTGTCGCCGCCTTCGTGACCTCTTTCGGAGTTTGGTCTCTTTAAGTGTGACACAAGGATTAATGCTAAGTCCAACTCAGTACACAGGACTGTCAGAGTGTGCATGATGTGGTCTATGAGCACTCTCTCGTTGTCTGATGCACCAGCATACGAGCTAACGAGAATACTAATGTGATCTAAGAAGACGACATCACACCCAAGCCCATGCTTCATGTATCTGATACGATTACAAATGGTGTCTATGTCAAATGACCCAAAGTGATCGAAGAGATAAATCTGACCATGAGATAGTAAGTCGTCAAAGCCTGTCTTGATCTCTTCTGGTGTAGCCGCATCCTCATCAATCACAATGTTCCTATTGATGTGGAGACCAACTAGACCTTGAGCTGTACGCTTGGTGCTTTCTTCTAGCATCAGCATGCCAACCCGTGTTCCTGTCATGTGTAGGTTGTAAGCAATCTCACGGATTAATGTAGACTTGCCTGTGCCACTTCCAGCCACAATAGTCACAATGCCCTGCCGTATACCTTTGAGCATATTGTTAACTCTTGGATATGGGTACTTCATTGGACTTTCAGCGTCTGGAGTTGCTACAGTCTCACGCATGTCAGACATCTGAACTATGCCATCTGGCCTGTAATCAGCCGCCTGATGTATAGCATTAATGATTGCACCAGCCTCACCTTTGACAAGGCATTCATTGGCATCCTTGTGTGACAAGACAGCAATCTTAACTTTACCGATAGGCAAGACTTCAGCGCACTCAATGGCGGCCTTACGTCCAGCTTCATCCTGATCAAACATCAAGATTATCTCTTTAAAGTTATTGAGGTAATCAATGTTCTCTAACAGGTTCTTCTTTGCCCCAGCACTGCCGTTCTTCACAGACACAGTAGCAAACCTATGCTGTTGTACCTGTGACACGCTCATGGCGTCTAGCTCACCTTCTGTAATCACTAGCTTCTTACCAGCTGACCACAGGTGCATACCAAAGAGACCATTGATCTTCCCAAGTGTAGGAAACTGCTTGTCTCTTGTGCGTATCTTCTGGCCTGTTGTCTTACCCTTGGCATCCTTGTAGTTAGCCACCTGTATTGGCTCACCCCTGTTGTCCTTAGTCACAAAGTAACCAAACTTACGACAGGTCTGCTCAGTCAACTTACGTGACCTTAGTTCCATGAAGTCGCCTGATAGTAGGCTACTGTCTGTCTTGGTTGGCGTTGCGCTGGGCGTGTACTCTCCGTCAGCTGGGGTGTGTTTTAGACAACTAAAGCAGAAC